AAGAAGTCCGCAGGTATTTAGGCGGACGAGCACACGACCGCTTGCGTAACGAGGCGTTCGCGTGAGGGTACACCACAGTTGTCCTTGCAAAACCAAGTTTGGAGAGATTGCGATGCACACAATGAAAGAAACATGTCAGGCGACCGGCATGAACTATGAAACATTGAAATTCTACTGCAATCAGGGACTTTTGCCGAACGTCAAGCGGGATCGAAACAATCACCGTATATTTGACGATCATGATGTTGCATGGCTGAAAAGCCTCACTTGTCTCAAGAACTGCGGCATGAGCCTTGCCGAAATGAAAGCATACCTCGCGCTCTGCCTCGGCGGCATCCCCACCATCCCGGAGCGCAAGATTGTCCTCGATGGGAAGCGTAAGGATTTGCTCGAAAAAATAAAGGCTCTGCAGGAAGCTGTCGATTACATCGACTGGAAGCAGGACTTTTATGACGACGTGCTCGCGGGACGCACGCCTTACATCAGCAATTTCCTGCCGAATGAAGCGGATGCAGAATCAACGAAAGAGATAAATTCGCAGAGCCTTATTCCATAATGAAACTGCTGAATTTATTAGAGTTACCCTAATCTCGAAACATCTACACGCTCACTTCCGACCCATCCCGAAACACCACCGTCATATCCTTATCCGCACGCACGGTCACGCACTCTACCATACTCGCCCACAGTTGGCTGTCGAACTCTGCCACAGGCGCACTCTGTTCCTTGATGCACTTGATGAACAATGCCAATCGCTCGGACTGTGCCTCCTTGGCAGAGATAGCTTCCGTCACCTCGTCAAACCGAGCCTTTGCGGCATCGTACCTCGCCACAAGTCCCTCGTAGTGCTGCAGATACTCCTCTTGATTCTGTGCAATGCGGGCGTTCTCTCGGATGCATTTTTCCGTCATCTCAACCAGTACCGCCAGTTCCTGCTGCAACTTGGCTTTCTCCTCCGTGAGTGTCGTCGTGTCGCAAAGTGTCTGCTTGATGAGCCGAGCATTGGCGACAATCTCCTCCCGCTCCGTCACCAGACGATTGAATGCCTTGACGAAGGCTGCCTTGATTTCCTCCTCCGTCACATGGGGCGTCTGGCATTTCTGCCCGTCATACTTGTTGTTGCAACGGTAGATGGTGCGTCTGTATTTATCCGTGGAGTGCCAAACCTTAGAACCGAAAGAACCGCCGCATTCGCCGCACCGGATTTTCCCCGAGAAAATGCTCACGCCGCTGTAACTTCTGCCTTCCCGTGTGCGCCGCTCCATCTCCCTCTGCACCATCTCGAACACGGCAGGGTCGATGATAGCGGGATGGCTCTGTTCCACGAAGTAGCTTGGCACTTGCCCGCAGTTCTTGACGGCTTTCTTGGTGAGGAAGTCCGGCGTGAAGGTCTTCTGGATTCTCGCGCATCCCGTGTACTTCTCGTTGGCGAGAACTCCCCGGATGGTCTTGGCGTTCCATTTCTCCTTTCCCGTGACCGTCAAGATATGCCGTGCGGCCAGTTCCTTGGCAATTCGGCAAGCCGTCATTCCATCAATAAAAAGTCGGAAGATAAGTCGCACGATCTTCGCCTGTTCCTCGTTGATGGCGAGATTGCCGTCCTCGCCCTTATCGTAGCCGAGAAAGCGCGAGTACGCAAGCCCCATGTGACGTTCTCGGAAATGCTCCTCGCTTCCTCCTGCGATAGGCTGGAAAGAATCGTCAAGAGGATTTCGCCGCGAGCCTGAAATGTCCAGATTGCTTCTTTTTCAAAGTAGACCTCGATGCCGTTTTCCTTGAGTTTCCGTATCGTTGTGAGGCTGTCCACCGTGTTTCTTGCGAACCTCGATACAGATTTCGTGACAATCAGCTGAATCTTGCCGTCCAAAGCGTCCTGCACCATACGGGTAAATTCCTCGCGCTTTTTCATGGACGTCCCGGTCACGCCTTCATCCGAATACATCCCTGCGAACTCCCAGTCCGAGCGGCTCTTGATGTAGTTGGTATAATAATCCACTTGGGCGGCGTAGGAGGTTTTCTGATCTTCGTTGTCCGTGGAAACTCGCGCATACGCCGCCACTTTTCGCTTGGCTGCAGTTGCCAGCGGCACTTCCGAAAATCTATGGATGCTGGCGGGAATGACCGTAACTGTTCTGCTCATCGCGCTCACGTCCTTTCCATCGTCTGTATTCAGCTTGCCGCCGCATTTGAACAGCATCGAATATCTCCTGCGTCACCAGCGGTTCGTGGTCGTTTTCGATAATTTCCTCCCGTCCGCTCTCGGAGAACTGCGCCTTGATTCGGCGAACGCCGAGGTAGAAGTCGCTTTCCAGCGTGTAGGCGATCAACTTGCGCGATATTTTCCCATGAATGCTGCCATAGCCGTCGGCTTCCAGCTTCCGTGAGATGTCGGTGATTTGCCAACCGTCGAGGTAATATTGGAATATCAGCCGAACTGCCTCGGCTTCTTTGGGAACACGCACATAACCCTGCTCCCTCGACCATTGGTAGCCGAAGGGCTTCTTATGCGGGTCGGTACGCTTCTTCTCCGCTTGATTGAAGTAGTGAATCCTCGCCTTCTTGACCGTACCATCGTAGAAGTGGAATTCCAACACGTCCGTATCGGTGGTGCGGATTTTCTCTACGGTCTTGGCAAACATATTCTCGTCAAATTCCGTCAGTCCCAGCACCTCGCAGGAAGCCTCCCGCAGCCGATAGCCACGGATGTTCCTCGCATCGCACGTCCGCCTGCGAATTTTATCGTAGCAATACCAATGTTCCTGCAAGCCGTCGTATCCGTTGGTTCTGGTCGCTCCCTTCACATAGTGTGCGCCGCATTTGCCGCAGATGATTTTCGCCGAGAAGCAGCTGAGCTTGACGATGCGATGCGCCGCCGGGTTGAAGTCGTAGCTGGCCTGGATTTTCTTTTGCACCTTCTCAAACGTCTCTCGGTCGATGATGGCAGGGTGATTGTCCTTGATGTAGTAGCGCGGCAACTGCCCCTTGTTCTCGATAATTTTGTGCGTCCGAGGGTTTTCCGTGATGTAGCGCTGCAGAAGAACATCTCCGGCATAGACCATGTTCCGCAAGGCGTAGCGAATGAACGGCACGGATGAAGCATGTCCGTGTTTCTGCAGCCAGCGGGATGTCTGACTGAGCGGAATATCCTTGAGGAAATTGTCGTAAATCACCCGGATGGCATCTGCCTCTTCCTCGCAGATGACGAAGGACTTGCCGTCCCATCGGTAGCCATAGGCGGCAGCGTGCCATTGCTCCCCTCGCTCGAATTTCTTCTGAATCGACCACTTGGCATTGTCGGATTGGCTGCGGCTCTCCTCTTCCGCAAAGCCCGCCAAGATTCCGAGCATGAGTTCCCCGTCGGCTGAGAGGGACTGAATGTTCTCCTTCTCGAACCACACGTCAATCCCGAGAGATTTCAAATGCCGCACGGTTTCCAACAGGTCTACCGTATTTCTGGCAAATCTTGAAATACTCTTGCAGAGAACAATGTCGATTTTCCCGGCATCGCAATCCTCTACCATTCGCTTGAATTCTGCCCGGCGGCGAATCCCACCGCCGGAGATACCGCTGTCGGCGTACACCCCGACATAGATCCATTCGGGATTATTCTGGATGAGCTTGCTGTAGTAACTGACCTGTGCCGAGAGCGAATGGTTCAATCTGTCCGATTCCATTGAAACACGAGCATAAGCTGCCACTTTCTTTTTGGGCGTAAGTGTCGCCACGGTCGGTTCTATGCGTGTAATCTTCAATTGTATCACCCTTCACCATATATATTACGAAACCACACGTGTTTGGGGCATATCCATATACGCTCTATCTGGAGCGAAAGTCAAGTGTATCCTTGGAAAAACGCACGAAAACTAAGCCATAGCTCTTATCAAACTACGACATTTACAGTATAGTGCTTTCTGATAAATTTAGGCAGGAACGAGCTTAAATCCAAGTTTTGCAGCTTCAGTTTTCAACCTCTGTTTTCGTCTGTCTTCTTGATTTTTCTTGGTCTTCTCATATCGCGTTTCTTCATAGATTTCCCCTGTGGTCAGAATATGCCAAACCATGGCGAGCAGCTTTCGTGCTACAGCAATCAGTGCTTTTTTTGTTCCGCGTCTGGCACGCAATCGGTAAAACCAATCGCGAAGAAAGAAGTTTTTGCAGCGTGTTGCTGCCCATGCACATTGAACCATGACGCTCTTAATCCGAGGATTCCCCTTGGTGATGCGCATGGTTTTCTTTTTCTTGGCACTCTCATTGTCGCCCGGACACAAACCTGCCCATTTACATAAATGCCCGGCAGTCGGAAACATCGAGAAATCAACGCCCAATTCCGACACAATGATGGTGCTTGCACGCCGCTGAAGCGCCGGTATTGTTTCCAGCAACTGCAATGCGGGTTCGTACTTTTGCGCATATACAGTAATGTGCCACTCTGCTTCCTCGATTTCCTTCCGACAATGTTCCATTACCTTTACCAGATTCGTCAAGAACAGCCTGTCGTGTGCAGATAATCGTCCGGCGACAGCCTGCTGAACTTCATCCGATTTGGCTCTGAGTGTTCCATGCAGACATCCTTTTACATCCAAGGCAGTAAGCTTTCCTTTCTCACATAGTTTTCTGATCAGTTCATATCCGGACATGCCAAAAATATCCGAAAGAATGCTGGAAAGCTTGAAGCCACATTGCTGCAAATGCTTTTCAATACGATTCTTATGCCCTACCAGCTCCTTAATAAGGACGTCCCGATATCTCGTCCAATCACGAAGCTCACGGATTTCTTTGGGCGGGATATAGCTCGGTGCCAACAGTCCCGCGCGCAGAAGTGTTGCGATCCATTGCGAATCCTTGATGTCCGTCTTCTTTCCGGGAACATTTTTCATGTGGTGTGGATTTGCCACAATGATATTCATCGGACCATCTTCGTAGAAGATGGATTCCAGCACATTGTAGATAGGAAACCAATATACCCCTGTGCTCTCCATCGCCACATCATGGCAGTTATGCTCAATAAGCCAGCTTTTAAATTCATCCAACCCACTAAGGAGTGTAGAGAACTCCTTTATTATGGGCTCCGGCTCCTCCTCGATTCCACCTTTGAGCATACATGCCACAAGAATTTCCTTATGAACATCAAGCCCGCAGCACACCTCCAACAAATTGCGCATAGTACCACCTTCCTTAGAGAATATTGCGGGATTGATGTACTTCGGTGAAATGAACTATATTACGCGTGCTATTCCTCTGTTCAAAGAAACAAGAGGGCGACATGTTACTGTGCTCCAAAGCACATCCAACCACGATCACTCACGATCTCAGGGGATCAATAGATGTTCGGTCTTGTCCCGCAACTACAGAATAGCACAGGATGAACAAGTTTCATATCTGACTGTGAAATGCGTTTTCATGTCCGATCACTCCAAAGCAGAAATATAGCAAGCAAATTATGCTTCCTGCGCTGCAAAATGTGCGATGCCCGAGAGTACATAGAACACACACGGCAGAGCGACACCGTTGCCCCACATCTTGTATTCCGCCGCATCCGAATGGGGATTCTTCAGCCATTTGCGGATCTGGTTGTCTGTCTTGGGCTTCTTCGCTGTTCCCATGGCTTTTCGATGCGTTTCAAAGACATCGCGCCAGAATGCCATCTCTTCCTCGGTAGGTTCATCTGTTCCAATCTCCGCACACCATCCGTCGGGAAAGCCCTGCAAACGTCCGCACTCGATCGGTGTCAATCTGCGCACAGCATAGACCGGCTGATTGACGACGGCGGGGTCTTTGAAATCCCGCGCCATAAGCGTTGGCGACTTCTCGCGCTCCACCTGCGTATGGCATCCTGTCGTCATGGCATAGACGGCATGGCGGTCGATGGTGTTGAGCGTGAAGCTCACGTCTTCTGCAATGCCGCTTCCCTGCGGACCGTTCTTCTCCTGTCGGCCAATGGCAGAGCCTTGGATAGCGACAACGGCAACGCCGCCCTGACAGCACGATGGATTTCCACCGTTCTTATCTACTGTCCGCGCCGTCTCGGTTTCGTAGATGCCCGAGTGCGGATTGTCCGATTTCATGGCGTTGGACTGGAATGACGAGA